GCTAATTGGTAACCAGCTCTGTCATTTTTAAGTTTTGCTAACGCTTCTTGTTGTGCTTTTAATACTTTATCACCTTCCGCTTTTGTTTCTTTTTCATCAAAAACATAATTTGAAGTTAACTCATTAGCTTTTTCATTAAATTCGTCAAGCATATCTTCATTTAACCCAATATCAACTTTAACTCCAGGAATTTTATTTAAAATTTTAAGAGTTCCATTTATAAATTTTGAAGAATATCGCCATAAAAACTCAAGTGGTTTATTAATAAAATCCAACATAGATTGCAACAATCCTTTATTTCTTTTTGTGCCTTCTAATGCTTGTTTATTGGATTCTATTTGTGTATTTATTAATATATTTTGAGCATTGATATCAACATTTTGTTGAGCAGATTCATTTAATTTTAATTGCTCACTTGAAACACCACTAACTGCTTCTTTGATATCATCCCAATAAGTATAAACAGCACCTAATGCAACAACTAATAAACCAATTCCAGTTGCAGCAATAGCACCTTTAATTCCAGTGAAAGTATCAATAGCAACTGCTTTTATATTTCTAAATGTGTCAGGTATTTCTTGAAGTGCATTTAATCCTTGTGATAATGCTAATGCAGATTGAACTTTTAAAATAGCTTGTTGTGCTTGTTCTGATTGTACACCAAGTAAACCCATTGCACCTTCAAAACCACTTAATGCTCCAGCAGCAATATTAGCAGCACCAGCTAATGCTTTTTTTCTTAATTCACTTTTTAAAGATGTAACTGCTTGTTCAGTTTTAGCTAAATTAGAATTAACTTCTAAATTTACAGTTTTAGTTTCTGCCATTTTTTCTTTCTTTTATTTGTCTTTTAAATTGCTTTAGAGTGCCTGAAAAAGTTGTTGGTAATTCATACTTACCTTTTGCTATTTCTATTGTTTCTGATTGTCCGTAATGCTCATCTAATTGTAGCATTTCTAATATTAACTTTATCATTATGCGTTTTGTGTTATTGGAATTTCTACTTCAAAATTATTATTATCATAATCTTTAAAAACAATACCTACAACATCAGTTCTTTCAGCAGCAGTTGCATTAGCAGCTATTGTAACAATCATACTTGTATCTTCATATTTAATACCAACAGTTGATGATGAAAGCCATCCAGAAAGTGATTTAATTTGAAATTGTTTAAATACTCCTAAAAATAAATCTATTTGAACTTCTTGTGCTGTATTATCTATATTCAACATTTCAATATTTGCAAATCTATAACCTACACTATCATAACCTAAAGTTCTATAATCATTTATTAATTCAAATGATGTTTCACCACTTGTTAAATCAGTAGTAAAAGAATTTATAATATATCTATTGTCTCTTATTATAATCCTATCATTTAATTTTAGATTAACTAATTCATTTGGATTGTTTGCTATTGCTTGACCTAATAATTTATAAGGTAATTTTGCTTTAGCTTTTAAAACTCTTGTTTTTTGATTGTAAAGATTTGCTATATATTGTTCATAGTGTCTTTTGTATAAACCTTGTGGTGAATTTACTAAATACCAAGATGACACTTCATTACCAAAGTTTATAGAATATAAATAACTTAAATCAGTTGCACCTGTATTTATTTCATTGTTAAATCTTATATAGTTATTTATACTTACATAAGTACTTCCATTAAATATTTTTATAGGAGAATTTGGAGAAATAGATACATTAGTTAATCCATTTTCATACATTAATATTGGTTTAGGTGTATAACTTTGTAAATCTTTGTTTAATAATGTAGCAGTTTGAAAATTGTACCCTGTTGCTTTTTCAAACATAACATCTTCAAATGGTAATTTAATTTCATACTTACCAGTTTCTGAATTAGAACCACTATCAAATGTTAAATCACCATATTGTCTATTGAATAAACCATTAAACGCATTGTTTAAAATATTTTCTGATTTTTCATATGTAAACTCTATTGTCTTAAATAGTTTTGGCTTTTCAATATCTAATTCATCAGCATAAATAAATGGTGTTAAATCTTTTATTTGACCAGCTTGATAATAAAGTTCTAAAGGTTCTAATTTAAAAGTTGTTGAATTAATTGGTGTAATAATTAAATTAAACATTTTAACTAATCCCATAAAAAAATCTGTAACTTTAATATCTGGCACATAATTAACAATTTGTTGTATTGCTGAAAATAATTGACCAGTTACACCACTTGAATTATAGTTATATGCATCAGTTGAAAAATCACCACCACCTCTACGTATATATGAAAGTATTCCTTTAAAATTAAAAGCACCTAATGCTGAAACTTTTACATAATAAGTATGTGATGCTGGGTCTTCACTTTGTGTTTGACTATATAATGTTAAATCAGTTGTTCCTACTAAATTATCAAATGTTTTATAAAGTACTCCATCTTGATATAAATCCACTCTATAATTAGTTCCTGTAAATCCTGTATTTGGTGTTGTTCTAAATTTTATAATTATTCTTCTTGGAGCAGTTGGTGTTGCATAATTAAGAAATAATGTGCTTGACCAATTTGATGTTATTAAATTAGTTGTTGAATTATATTCTGGAAATGTTGTAGTTGTTCCAGATTGAAAATGAATAAATCTTATTGGCACAAAATTAATACCAGCATTATACGCTCTTGGTAATTCACTATTTTTCATATACATATGTAATTTGTTAAATTGACTATAATTTAAAAAGTTACCTGTAAATGTTATATTATATTTATTTTGAATAAATTCTAAAATTTTAGGAATTGCAACAGATGGAAATAAATCATTCCAATTAATAGCACCTGTATTTGTAGTTATATCATATATTGAAGCAGTTTTATAATCAAACTTTCTTGTATTTCCAATTAATGGATATCTTACATCACTACTGCTTGATAAAGTTATTTTACCAATAACAGTAGAAGCATCATAAGCGTGATTTAAAGAACTAAAATCTAAACCATTTAATTTGTCTTCACCAAACTTATCTTTTAATTGTGTTAAGTTACCATAGAATGTAAGTGTATAACTTTCAATATAACCATTTTTTTTATTTGCTTTTTCAAGTTGTACATTACCTTGTTTAAATGGTATTGTTTCTATTTCAATATATGCATTATATCTTATCCTTGCATCATAGCCATTATCAACTGCATTATCATACCAATGTGAAAAGATAGCATTGTTTGTTGGTGATGCTGGAATAGTAAACGATTGTGAATAGTCAGTAAATAGCTTTCCAATATCTGAATAGTTTTGTATAGTTGAAGTTACTGAAACTTTTTCATCTTGAAACATTTCAACTCTTTTAGCAACATCATCAACGTAAATATATAATTCCATTATATTACATTTATATTACATTATTAATTTGATTGTAATTGTACTCAAAATCTATTTGGTAATTAATCATCTTATCTTGCAAAGAAGTCTTTAAATCAGTTGTCATTGTTTTTAATTTAACTGGTTTATTATCTAACAAAATAGTTTCTGAAGTCATTAAATCTTTTATAAGTTCATTATAGCTTTCTTCAACCCAACCTGTATTTATTTTAACAGATTGTTTTGCTTCATAGTTAAACATTTTAGTTTCACCTCTTAATATGTTATAAGCTACATCATCTGGCAATAATTGATATTCTTTATTTTTAACTTCCCAATTTTCAGTTCTTGCTTTAAAGAATGTAATAAAATCCCAACCACCAAATCTATTTATAAATGAACATAACATAGGTGTATATTTATTTTCACATTCTGTTTTAAAAACATAAGTAATTAATGTTGTTTCATTTTTTACAATAGATACTTTATTACCTTCTAAATAATCTATATCGTTTTTAGTAATTGGTACTTTAAAAACATATTGTGTTTCTGCATCACCATTTAATATTTCATTAGTAATAAAATTTGCATTATTTAAATCACTATAAACAACAGAATAAACATCAGTATCATTTAAATAATCTACATAAAAATTAAGATAAAAAGGATTGTCTAAACTATATTTATGTGTTTTGGCTTCATTTAAAACAGTAAATGGTATAAATTCATTATCATCTGAATTATTATAACCATCTAAATAATTTGTATATCCATTTAAAGCAACATAAGTTGTTGTATCTAATAAAGTTGGTGAAGGATTATTAGCAGTAGTTGAATAATATCTTTTAACTTTAACATAGCACCAATTATTTGTATTTTCTTCAATAGCTGAAAAAACAAATGCTGGATTAATTATATCTATAAACTCTTTAACATAATTTGATATATTGTAAATGTTTTTAGTTTGTGTTGCTGATGCTGCTTTCTTCTTACAAATATTACTTCCATTTTATTTATTTGTTATTGTGTAATCTATTAATGTTTCTATATCGTCACCAAATGCTTTTATTAAATCTATATCTATGTATTTCTTATATCCATCTTCAAATGGTTTAGTAAAAAATAAAGAAGGTTTAATTCCCCTTGCCCATACATTTTTTGCTATAATATAACCTATTGTTTTATAATTGCCTTGTTTGTATTTTCCTTTTTCATCACGTAATCTAATGTTTCTAAACTTTGCCCATTGTTCAAATGGTGCTGAAGGTATTCTTCTTTTAAATTTAAATCTACTATTAGGTGCTTGTTGTCCTTTTACTTTTGCATTAGGTGATACTTTACTTGGGTCTGCACCTTTAACACCTTCATCTTGATAAAATCCATAATCAGGCATTTCAAAACCCAATAAGAAATAATTATTTTCAAATAGTATTTCACCTTTAATATTATTATAAAGTTGTTTAGAAACGTTCTTATTGCCTTTAGATAAATTACTTCTTGCTTGTTGAATAACATATTTCTTATATGCTTCTAAAACTTCTTTAGTAGATGTTAAATTATTAGCATTCATTTTCGCAACTTGTCATTTCATTAGCAACCATAACATCAAATGTAACTGTCCAACCAGCTATTTTGTTTTCAAATCTATCTACAAATGGTTCGCAATTAGGTGTGCCTTGCAACTGATATAAATCATCAAATAAACTTCCACGTCTTAATACTTCTAACAGTCTATTAATAACCATTAATTGAGTATGCAGTACATCTTGTTCATTATCATTTGTTAAAAATTGGTCTATTTGTTCAGTCTTACTAAAGTCTACAACATCCATACATAAAACTGATATATTAAATAACCAAGTGTTACCATTGTATGTTGCATTGTTTACTATAATATGAGACAAAGGAAATATAGTTTGCTTGTTTAAATCAATTTCAAATATATCGCCAGATGAAACTGTATTAACAAATATATCTTTATATAGTTGGTCTTTAATTGCTGTTGTAACTTGGTAAAATCCTTTCATTATCTTTTTATTAATTCTGTTTCTATTTGGTTCTTTTCTTTCTCAAATGTTAAAAATGTTAATGCAACTGATAACCGAAGTTTTGAGACATCTTCAAATCTTCTAACATCTCCTTGAGCAATAGCATAGAATGATGAATACCAACCCCATTTACTTCCAAATTGTGATTGTTTACTATATTCTGAAACTCCTTGTTGTTCTCCAAATAATGTATCGTAGACTTCAACAATTCGTTTCCTAAATTGTAAAAAAAAACCACAGCACCTAATGCTATATCAACTGGTGCAAATTTCATAGCTTCACAATAAGTATAACTACCATTGTATTCTTCTATTTGATATTTATCTTTTAACTTCTTTGTTATTGGTCTGTATAATACTGCCATTGCATTGTGCATCATATCCCAATTTGATATGTACTTATCTAAATCAGTATATTCACCTAATGTTATTTCATCAAGGTTAGTTATAAAACCAAATTCTGTATTACCTAATTTAAATGTTCTTTTCAAATCATATTTTTGCAAGAATAGATTTGATAAATTAGTTGTTATTTCATTAACATCTTTATAGCTTATTTTAGCAGCATTCTTTAAATCAATACCACAAAATATTTCTACCATCTTATGTTGAAGAAACTCACCATCAGGATTATCTTTAGCTATTGATAAAAACTTTTGATACTGTTCTAATGTTATTTCATCTAAACTTGTTGGTATTGTAATCTGTAATTTCATTATCTGTTATTGTTTTTTATTTAAAAATAAAATAAAGTGCAAATTGTATTAAACAAAAAAAAGCAACCATTTCTGATTGCCTTTCCTTCCCCTAATTATAAACCTAAACTAAACTAATTCTTGTATGCTTTCTATTTTTTTATATGTTAATCTTTTATCTAAAAATTGTTTCATAGCATCTATTTCATTTAATGCCTCTATAATGATTTCTACATCTGTGCTTTCATCATTTCTTTCTGTCCAGTAAGTTATTAAATACTTTGTCATATATGTTTTCATTTGTTTAATCTGTTAAGTTTATTTACAAATTCTTGATAACATTCATCTAAATCATAAAAGCCATCATTTTGTAAATATATTCTTGTCCATCTAATCCCCATTTCTTTAAAACTTTGTAGCTTTTCAATATTGAATGAATATCTTTTATTGTTTTTTAAAATAACTTCTATAAATTCCATATTTAATTAATTAAGTGAATTAAACCATAAACATTTTTACAAATTTGTTTTTTTGCTTTTACACTTCTTTCAGTTCTTTGCTCTAACATTTCAGATATAAATTTGTTTTCTTCAATGATAGCTTGTTTAACAGCTTCTATTGCATCTACTCCAGTAATCATTAAATTAATTGCTCTTTTTTCTATTGATTTTGATAACATAATATTTGTTTTTGTTTGTTTTAACTTGTACAAATATATAAACATTTTATGAACTAAAAAACTATTTACAAATTTTAACAAAACTTTAACATTTACAAATGTTTTATATTATGTACATAAACAACAATATTGTTTTAAATATAATACATTTAACTATCAAAGTTTTCATCATATATCATTCCAATGTGCAAATCAATTAAAGCTAAAGACTTTCTTTTTATTTCTTTAATCTTAAATGCATCTTCTTTACTTATCATTCCTGTATCAAATCCTTCAACTGCAATCTTCTTCTTCTTTCATTACCTTTTGTGTCAATATAAACGTTGATTTTAATACTTATGTTACTATGAAAGGTAAGCACTTGCTACATTATACATCTGTTGCATCTTTTTTATTTCACCTATGTTTCTTGGTAGATTAATTTGAACTTCAACACCTTTAACGTGGTGAATATAACATTGAATAGCTGCTATTATTTGTCCGTAACTCATTAGTAAAATGATATTATAATGTTATTTTGAATATATTTTTAATGTTAAAAGTATTAAATACACTTAAAATAACAATATAATGTTATTAATATATAAAATAGTTTCCTTTATGTGGATTTTCTAATTGACTTGTCATAGCATAACGCATAGCATCTATTGCGTGGTTATATGCATCTATTGGTCTATTCATTTTAATTCCTGTTTTATCAGTTTGCCAAATGTAGTTTCTTAATTCATTAATTAAGTTCTTGCTTCTTGATGTAACATAAACTTTGTTTTGATTAATTAAATTAAGACCAAATAAGATACTATCTTTTCCTTTTGTAACTGGTAACACATTGTGACCATAACTATTTAATTCAGCTATTGATTTAGGTTCAGCACTATCAGCGTAAACAATTTCGTTTACATTATTTGCTTTTAATAGATTTGATATTTCACTATTTAATAATCCTTTCTTATAAATTACTTCATCAAATATATATGCATCATTATATTTGTACATTGTTACTAAACTTGTTGGGTCATTTGAATATCCAAAGTCCATTCCGTAACATAATATTCTTGCATCAGTTGGTAAATCTATTTCTTGCCAATCAGTAATACATACACCTTCTAAAGAACCTGTTTGTCCTAAACCATATACTTGCCACCAGTTTGCCCAATATGTAGATGTTAATGCTTTTACTTTTGCTGCTTCTATTTCTTGCACTATTGTTTCTGATAATGCTTCATTGTCTAAATAAGTTAATGTAATAAAATCAACATCTAATTGTGTTAGTATTTCTTTGTCTACCCAAAATGCTGAAGTAGGATTATAATCTAACCATATATCACCTGATGTTCTAATTGCTAATTGATAGTAACTTTCAAAATCTATATTGTTGCACTCATTAACATATAATATATTTCTTCTTGCACCTCTTAATTTATCTGGCTGGTCTACACTAAAAAATTCAATATAACTTCCGTTTGTAAATGTGTACTTTAAAGTGCTTTTATTAAACTGTGCATCATTATATCTACCAAGTGCCATTATAATCTTTAAGAAGTCTTTTAATGCACCTCTGCGTAAATGTGGTATGCTTTCAGATACAACACTAATTTCTAAATTAGGTTCTTTAATTGCTTTATCAATTAGTAAAGGTAGAATACCAAATGTTTTACCAGCTGATGTTCCACCTCTAATAACTTTAATACGTTGCTTTAAACGTAATAACTTTCTAATTGCAGTAGTTAATATAAACTCCATAAGATAATGCTTTAAACTTCATCTAAATCAATATTAAATATAGGTTGCTCATTACTTACAGTTATATCTTTTGTTTCTCTTGGTTTACCAGCATAGTAATTATAAAATAATTGTGTGAATTTAAAATCACCTTTTGCTAATCCTTTTTCTAATGCTGCAAATGCTAATGGTTCTAAAGGTGTTAGTTTCTCTATTAATGCAACTTCTTCTGCTTTACCTTTACGACCACCATTTGTATGACCACCATTGTATTTTCTTTTATCTTCCATAATTGAAAAAAATTATTATCAATTTAAAAATAATAGTTTTTATTTATTGTTTATACAACTTACCTAATTCAATAGCTATTTCTTTCCATTCATCTAAACCTTGTTTAATATATCCACTTACTACAAATCTATTATATTCTTTGCTATACTTATTGTAAAGTATGTTTGCTCTTTCTTTTGCTGTCATAGTTTATTTATTTCTTGTTTAACATCAATCCAATATCTTTGTCTAATATTTGGAACTTCAAATTGTGTTTCATATATCAATTCATCAACTGCAATTAATGCACATTGTTTAGCAAAACTTATAGGTACATATAAATGTTTACCTAAATTATAATATAATAAAGTTATTTCTTCTGCTTTTTCTTTTGGTGTCATAGGTTTTCTATTTCTTGTTTGACTTGTTGCCAATATTGTTTTGTTGATTTTTCATTATAGTCAGTATAATTATAAGCAAATTCAATTATCTCATCAACTGCTATTAAAGCACATTGTTTTAGTTGATTATCAAATACAATAGGATTGCCAAAATCTTTGTTTAATAAATCATCATATTTACTGTATAATTCATTTGCTTTTTCTCTTGGTGTCATAAGTTCACTTGTATTTTCATTATTGGACAACTCATTTTATGATTATCATTTTCTAAATTACAATATTTACATTTACCATTAGGATAAAAATAAGAACAATTCATTTCATCATCTTCTAAACTAAAGTCTGCATAAGATTGATAAATACTTGCTGGTGCTGTAAACCTATAACAGTATTCTTTTGATGGACACAATGCATCATTACATTTTGCTATATCTGCCATAACTTTATATCTATTATTACTAATACTAATGCTATTGATATTTCATTGTTGCCAATTACAATTCCTAAACTAAATTTGTCAGTGTAGTTTGTTTGTATTCTCATCTTATTAAAGTTTAATGTTTTTATTCATTCTATAAACTGCTTGTAGTCTTTCTATAATTATTTCTTGTTGTTCTTTACCTTCTGTTTCTAATAATAGTGTTTCTATGTTGTTTACTATTTTGTATTTGTTTCTTGGTTTTTGCAAGTTAGTAATTGTTTCTTGCAAGTTTTCTATTTCACTTGATAGTTTCATTACATCTATTTGTAAATTTTGTATTAATTCATCTTTAGTCATATCTAATATATGTTCTCCTGATGCATAATTTAATCTTTGCAATATTTGTTTTCTAAATAGTTTTAATGTTGGATTAAACTGCTCAAACATATCATAGTTCTTTAATGAATGTAATACAGTTGCGTGGTCTTTTCCTACTGAAGCACCAATAGATTTTAAAGATTTCTTTTTATCTATTTGTTTTAATATCTTATAGTAAACTGCTCTTGCTTCTATTATTTCTCTTTTGCGTGATACTTCATTTATATCTACACCTGTTATTTCTTGTATTACTTTTTTTAATTGTAGTGTTATTTGCGTTTCCATCTAATTTTTATTTTTTGTTTTTTACTTTGTTTAATTAATTCCATTAGTACATTGAATGATACTATTTCTATTGCTAAATGTATTCCTTGACATTCTTCATATAGTTCTTCTGCTTCATATTCTTTTAATATTAATCTTAAATGTGGAATAGTCATTCCTTGCTCTATTTCATATAAAGTAATATTATAATGTTCTGTTGCTTTATCATTCATTAGAATAATGTTTGTTGTGCTACGTGGTTTTTTATTCTTTGTATTGCTTTATCGTAATACTCTTTATCAAGTTCACAAGCTGTTAATTCATATTTATAATCGTGTGCTGCTATTGCTATTGAACCTGAACCTAAATGTGTATCAAGTATTTTATCACCTTCTTTTATTTTACAATATTCAAACATATATTTATAAACATAAATAGGTTTTTGTGTTGGATGAAAACGTTCTAAATCTGTACTTGACTTTTTCATTATTTTAGCAGGTTTATCAAATGAAGTCCAAACTAACTCACAAGCTGAAAGTGTTGGCATAGCTTGATTTTTATCCCAACAAACAAAACCTCTTGTATTAGGTAAATATTCAAAAAAATAATTAGCACCAAACACAACTTGATTTTTAGATACTCTAAATAATTGTTTCCAATATTCAGCAGTTGGTAAAATATCCCATTCTTTATCTACATATAAAAGTCTTGAAGGGTCGTCTTTTCTTTTACCACCACCACTACTTAACCTATCACCAAGTCCATAAGGCGGGTCTACAATAGCCAAGT